GAAGATAGTATTTGTTGTCATCCTCTTCATCATCGTGAAAAATACAGCCTTCAATGATCTGCACTTTAGTATCAGGTTTGTCTGTCAGTAATTGCTGACAATGAGCAGACAGTTCAGCATCAGGCCACAGCCGTTTTAGATTGCGAACAGTGACTTCATGCTCACGCCATACGGTTTCAATCGTACCGCGAGGGCCTTCTTCTGGCACCAGTTCATCCAAAGGCACCGCATTAAACGCTAACAATGAACTGTCACTATCTGAACGCTCGATAGTCATGGCCCCGGTGCTGATAGCCAGGTCAGTAAATGCCTCATGCGCCTGGCTTGCAAAGTTTGAGTGATTCAGATGTTCAAACAATTTTTCTGAAATCTCATCCAGCGCAGTTTGCACCTGACCATCATCATCGGCTTTAAAGTCACTGCCTGGCACCAACTTGATCCACTCCCTCCACGGAGGCACAAGCATAGATTGCAGCCGTGAGGCAAAGCGTTGAACGCCTAGCTCGGCGGTTGAGTCCACCACATCGACTGGCCGTCTCTGGCCCTTGCTATAGCCGGTCAGGGTATCGCGTTTAGGTGCGGCATAACGGTAACATTCACGCAGGAGAGAATCCCAGCGTGACCGCGTTTCTTTTGCGGCGCTAAACCGCATAATAAGGTCTTCGACAGACCCCAGTTTTTCAGGTATCTGATACATGGTGGTTATCCCAGCAAGGTTTTGTCTGCAATTCCAGTTTCTTCTCCTGAAATCAGTGATGCTCTGCCCCGGCTCCTGCGTTGCAAAGCAGCTTTTTTGGCTGCAAGTTGGTCTTGAGTTTTTTTAAATTCTGCGGCTTGTCGCGCCTCAGAAGCTTTTTGTGAGTCGCTAACTTTTGGTGCTTTTGGTGATGCTCCCATTTTAATCTCCAGTGGTGTTGGTGGTGTTGGTGTTGAATACAGTGATCTAGGGCTACATTTAATCCATCAATGTCCCCAATACTTTTTAGTTCTATTGCCAGATTTTAGATATGGCAACATGTTATCTTTTATATATTTTTCTTGAGCGGCATTTGTCCAACGCTCTCGGTTGTTATCAGGGGCGAGGACGCTTCGTGTATACGCGTCTTTTCGGTGGTTATTCTCGAACTTCTGCAATGGGTACCGATACTCATCACCGCCGTAATTCTCAGCTAGGGTTCTACGGTAGGCTTTCAGATCGTTGGCCTTCTGCCCCTCATCCCGCAGCGCATAGACTTCGTTTGTCATCTTGGCCCATTCTGGATTACCTCGGAGTGTATGCAGCATGTCCCCGAGAATTGCAGCGTCCAGGTTACCTTTAATTCGGTCATCGTCGAGGTTTTCGATATTAAGTAAATACCCGCCAGTATTATTCAATATATTCCCATACTGGTCTGTCGCTCCTGGCCCTTGCGTCTCCATAACTGCGCCAGGGTGTAGTTTCATTTTAGGGTATTGGTATCGCCCCTGGATGTTAATATCCTTAAGAAGTTGGAAATTAGCTTTGTTACGAGAGATAGATTCGTTTATCTCTCGCTCCTGCTTCGACTTGTATGCGCGTTGAGCTTGTCGCCTTTTGGGGTTCAATCCCTTTCCTACTTTATTAGGTGTATCTCCCATCGCTTCCTCCTGTCGTGGTGAATGTTGCCGCGATATGCGGCTGAGTGATGCAATAATTCATTAATTGTCGTGGTGTGACGACTCCCCAGGCTCGAATGCCCAGCAGCGCCTTGACTTGTTCGACGCAATTGAAACAGGCTGGCACCAGGTCACGGATGCGGCCAGTATTCGCCCAGGTTTGTACAGACAGCACAGCGGTTGCTTCTGGGGCAATGTCTCGGGGGTCGGTAATCTGGAGAATGTCAATGGTGGTAATGCCCAGATAGGGCTGAAATGCGATGAAATGCTTGCCGTCTTGTCTAACAGCCCAGCAATGCCTCATCTCGCTATCGAACAGCCGAGTCCACCAATGGCGGCAGTGGCCCTTTTCAAAAACGATCCACCAATGGACTTTGCTTCGCCCTTGCGAATCAATGAGTGATGGTTCTGATAAATCAATATCCATTTTTTCCCATGTGTTTGAATTATAGCATATTTCAGTCAACCCAGAATGGCCCAGTCCGTACTGGCCGTGGCTTGCTGGGTCATGTGCTTATTGACTTCTCTGTGGTTCACAGCAAAATACCGGAATGCATCGGCATAGTGGCTTGACCAATCGTGAAGTGGATGGCTTTTATAAGTCCCACGGCGCTCATCAAATTCCTTTCTGTATCGCTTCAATGCCCTCAGCCCATCACCACAGCCATCATCAGCACTGTTGAACCAACAACGCGGGATTAACTGCCTGGCGGCATCTATGCCGTCTTGAACGCCAATGTTCGGGGTGACCCGGAACACCAGCCCTAATGATCGGGCCGTTTCCAGTCGTGACTTGCCGGTTGAGTATGATCTAACTCTTATATCGTGTGGAGCGTAATGTGAACCAAAGGTCGCATGTTGCTTGTCCCTCCAGTCATAAACGTAGTTGATGTAATGCTGGATTCCTTCGCCACTGTTTTCATAACTATGCACCACTCTCACCTCCCTGCCAATGGTCTGTACGAAGAAAAGCGCGGTACTGTCAGCCATGCCGATGTCCCAATAAGTTGACACAGGCAGCCCAGGCTCAACAGCCATTGGTATAACCTGGTTGTTGTTCACAAATTTTGCGTAGTAGCTGCCATCCCGGTTTGATAAAACCTCGCCTTCCCAGACATGGTTGTAAAGGTCGGTATTAATGGACTTCAGATAGACGCGTTCCTTCTCCAACTCTTCAGGGAAAAAGGGGTTGTCTGAATAGTTAACTTTTGTAACGTATGAATCTTGTTGAGGGCTAACCACATAGCGCTGGTACGTAGAATCTAGCTCATCATTGGGGTTAAAACTGACCCAGATTTCCGAACCTGGTTGTCTAATAGTGGGGATCAGCGTCTCCCAGGATGATTGAGTAACAGCCTCGGCCTCTTCAACCCAGACCCGGTTAAGACCCTCTAATGATTTAACCTTTGTTATGTTGGATTGCAAACCCATGAACAGGAACCTGCTGCCATTCTTGCCCAGAATCTGAGTCTTTTGCACCTCAAAGAACGCGCTTAAATCCAGTCGTTCAATGGTGTCGGCCAGCAGTTGCAACACGCTGTCCTGTATTGATTTCTGAATCTCCCTGGCACACAGCACTCGATGTCCTGGGTTATTGAAAGCCTCGATCACTAACAAGCTGGCAATCGTCCATGACTTGCCTGAGCCTCGGCCACCATAGGCTATTTTGTATCTGTGTGGCTTTAGAAACTCATGCCACTTCGGGGTAATGTTAATCCTTAGTGTTTTCTTTTTCTTGCTCAATCAATATCCCTTGAGGTAATGGATTGCTGGTGACTTCGATCAGCACTTGGGTCGGCAACTCATGGGTCACCAACGCATCAAGCTGCTGGCGGTCTGACCAGTTTTCAGGGTCACGGTTCTTTAAATAAAAGATTTGCGCCGTGGTGTTGCCATCGACAGCGGTCTGAAACAAGGCATTACTGATAGTGGCAATCCCCTGCGCTTTGCCCTTTTTTAGTGACTGCACTAACTGCACATCCACTTTTTTCCGGTTATAGATGGCTCGCTCACTGTAGCCAAACGCCGCCGCGATTTGTTGCAGCGTCAAACCCTGTGCCGCCAACTGTTCCACTTTTTTATAATCCCAGACAACCGGGCTGCGTGACTTAGCCATATTTAAACAACTTCCATAAGATATGCCGCACAATGGCATGGGGCAGCATCACAGCCATGATTAGCAGTGTGCGCACTGACATGCCCAGGCTAAGGCCGTGGCGCTGTGTAAAATTAGCCATTCACAACCTCCATCAGTTCACGAATAATATCCACCGCTTCGGCAATCTTGCCGCCGCCTGTTTGCTCATTGTTTTGGACAAAAAACTCGGCTTTTTCAACCAGGACATCAAAGGCATCTTCAATGCTCCATTGGTCATAGTTCGGTTTGGTCATATTCATAATGCCACTCCCTCCGCTTTTTTAGCCGGATAAAAAACATTACGTTTTGATGGGTATACTTTAAAGTTCA